TTCTTCGTGCGTCATAAATCACCTCAAAACATACTGAGTTAAACTTGCCTCTGACTCCACGTAGCTCAATCTTTGTGTGCTGTGAATGCACATGAACGTGCTCTACATGAAACTTGTCACCCAAGAATAGCATACCATTTGGGTCATCGTTGTTGCCCCATGCAACCTGCTCTGATGAGCATCCGATAAACTTTACAGTGTCTCCTGCTCTGATTCTATCCATCTTTGCCCATCCGAGATTTGGCCACGTAAGATTATATATCTCGTTGAGTTTTTCGTTGTTGTAAAACATTAATAAAAATCTGTATTGAAGGCTATTACAGTTTTAATAAAGTCACTTTGATTAGGTTTGGATCTATGCTTCAAATAGGAAGGAAATGTTATTATGTCACCTTCTTCTACATCTATATCTATTTCTTCTCCATTTATTTTAAATGATGTCTTCGGACAAGACTCATCTAAAGACACATAATAAACATTCGAAAACATAGTTCCTCGATGAGTATGCCAAATATGATAATCACCCTTCTCGTATTGCTGAAACCAACAATTTATCCTTCGACACACATCAAATCCAAATGCATTCATAACTGCATTATTGTGATCATCAAAAATATGATTTAAATAATCAACATATGGTCTGGGAGTTTCTGGACTTAAATGCCAATCAGTATTTGATATTTGCTGATTTTCTGGTTGACTAAAAGAATATTTACCCATACTCTCAATATAATTTAGTATATTGAATTTAATATGCTGATGATCTTTTACTCTTGTTTTGAATAAATTTCCAGTTATTTCTATTAATTTAGGGTTGCATATTGTGTTCATATGATGCTGGGTGGTATTTTAGATATTCAAAGAAAGTGAGTTTCATTTCTTTTTGAGTCATGCCACAATGCTTTGCAGCAGCAGGGAGTGTCATAGTGCAGTTAAACAACCCCTCATTCGCCTCTCTGACGTTTTCTGGGGTTGTTTTAACTGGAGAATCTACCAATTTAGATTTGTTAATTTTTAATAAAGCCATCAGTCTAGATGCTCTCCATTGTCCGATTTGTGAACGATTAGTTTGAAATTCTTCTACGTGTTGAAGGATACGGTGTGCAGTTTCTTTGATGTCTTTCTCATCAGAATCCCAATCAGAAACTTCAGTCCAGACCCAATAGATTTCATCAATGATGGAATCAATCAGTTTATCATAGTGGGTCATTTGATAACCTCCAGTTGACGCTTGAGTGCTTGTTTACGAGCTTTTGCCTGACGCAACGCCTGAGGTTTCAGGGTGCGTTTAGCATCTTTCTTGGAATGATGTTGCCAGTTAGGCGTGGTCATTGGTCTGTCCTTTTATATTATATAGGATTACTCAAAAGAAGGGCAGACATAATAAGAAACGTCGTCACCTTGCTCAGCAGTTCCCCATTCATGAAACTCTTGAACGAGAGCAAAGATGTCTCCATCACGACCACCCTCTTTGTCAAGGATGCCGAAACGTGTTTCTACATATTCGAGAATGCTCTCTACAACAGCTTCGACTTCATCCGACTCGATCATCGGAACAACGCCGTCATCACCGTAGTCTTGAATGCCGATCATGGGGTGTCCTGTCCAGTGCTCCGCTACTGTAGCACAGGCGTCAACCCCCTGTCAAGCCCCCATCAGGTCCGAAAATTCGTATATTCTAATGCGATGTAGATGTATATCCTCTACCACTCCATCCTCATTAATACAGAAATCCAAATCAAATCTACAATTTCCTACTAATTTTTCTTGCATGAAGATAGCATGTTCTTCAGTAATAATACCATTCTCTATCAAATATGGAATATATGTCTCTCTATGTTCTTTATTAGTATGCGATACTACCAGAAGATCCTGTGGAGTCTTGTCTCCTGGAACAATTGTATCAGAATCATAGTATATATCAACAGTTGGAAAATTTACCATCATTTTAAATTTTATAGTCTTGCTATCAGGTTTAATATAAATTAAACCTCTAAATTCAGAATAATTCTCTTTGACAAAATTATTCAATTTGTTCACTGTATCATTACTATATGACGACATGTTATAATCTTTGTCGAAAATGCTTATTGAATCAAATTCCGTATTTGCATCATAAACTATGCTAGTAATCTCAGTGACCATCTCATCAGTAATATCTGTCATCTGATTTATAGTTTCTTCACAGTCTTGTATTCCATAACAGTCTATAGAGCTAATAAAATGCTTCCAGAAAACTCTAGATTGTTTAACAATATTATATGGAATACGATTTATTATTTCATAAGAAAGTATATCATTATTATTATACTCTATAACTAAATTCTTTTCACTGTCATTCAAGTTATGCGTTGAGTGTAAGAATCTATATCTAAAAAAACGGTTTAGCTTCGACTTCACTGATTCATCTAAATTTGGTAAGTATTGTTCATCATACAAAGAAGTATATTTCCACGGCATCAAATCACTCGTAGAAATATACTCTTTATTAGTTAAACTATATTTGTCAGAAACTGTGAATTTAGCAGAAAACATCTTAATTTGATAAAATGAGTTGACCTGAACTATTATACAGAGAAAAATGAACGTAATACTCTAGTTCACAATTCTCTTGATTTTCGGGAAAATTATCTTGGAAGAATTCCATAGCTTCATTAATATCATCAACTTCAATAAACACGAATTCAGAATTCTTCATGACCGTCATCATATCCAATGGCAGTAATTCCGAATAAGTGTCCATAGAATTGTTTATCTTTTCAATATCCTTACCATGATTCCATCCATATGTTCTTATATAAACTACCGCTTTGTTGGCAGTTTTTGCATATTTTTCAATAAAATTTTGAAAAAAATAGACTTCGTATTCTGAGTTCATTGTTCTTTTATTAGTAATTTCCATGCAATTGTTATTCTCAATCCAGGAAACCCTCTAGATGGGCTTTCTGCTGCATGTGGGATTATTCCTGGAAATAAAATAGATGAATTTGGTCTTGGGACATGAAAATATATATTTTCCGTTTCCAAAATCAAATGCTGTTTTACCACCCCACTCAATACTCCACCGTTCATTTGCATAATATAGAAAAGTTCTCCCTTTATCATCATAACAATCTTGATGGAAAGATCCGCTAGTAGCAATGTGTATGCCCATTTGCATACACATCAAGAAGTTCATATTTTTGACTGGTTCTTTCTTCAATAATATTTAGAAGATAACTTGTAAAAAAATCATTATCTTTCAAATACATTCCCCAGAAAGGGTAAGCCATTTTAGATCTAGGATCAGATGAATGAAAAGATCCATGTCCAAATTGCCATTTAGAATCATAGACACAATCTAATATTTTAGAATAATCATTCATTGAAAAAACATCATCATATTCAATGATATCATCTTTATTAAAAATCTGCATATTCTCTCATCAAATTAATTCTGAATTGTTCTAGTCCTTCAATTATATCACTATTTGCATCAATAGAATTAATAAACTTACCATACTCTATCAAATGATTTCTAATAAAGCTGTTTTTTACCGCCGATTCTACCCAAAAAACAAGAACTTTTCTATCACCTGAAGTGACTTTATTTACTTTGTGCCACATTCCTGTTGGGTATATTACTGCCTTTCCTTTCTCTAATTTATATTCCAGTTCTCTATCCCCAACTTTTAATACTAATTCTCCACCATAATATTCACTTGGATCATTTAAAAAACAAGTGACACTATAATGTGCATTAACACCACCTATAGGATTTGTGTCTATGTGGTAGTCATATTTCATGTCAGTTTCATACCAAAGATAATACATTGGTGATGTTTTTTTAGCAACAAAGATATTAAACAACTCTTCGTTATTGAAAATTATTTCAGAACAATAACGATTCAGTAGATTGTAATTATTATCAAATTTCATCATTAAGTTTTTCTTTTTTTGTGACGAATTACTTTATTGATCCGTCTTCAAAGAAATTCTTTCTGTAAAAACTTGTAATATGCTCTATACTATTATCTGGTAGTAAATCAATTTGATGTATCATTGTTGTCTGGTAAATTCAAGTCAATATCATCTGTATAATAGATGCTCCAATCAACTGGAGCTATTTCATCAATATCGAGTAATTTCATCATATTTAATGTTGATTGAGATACTTTCCTATAACTTTCAGTATAATTATTAGCAATTTTTGCAAGATTTACGATTCTACTGCTAACAAAATCTGATGATGCCAAGCTATCATATTCTACCCATTGATCATCAGTAGAAAGATACTCAACTTCAGAATTTGGATATTTTTCTCTATAGATTTTTGGATCAATAGGCCATTTAATTTGATACAGATATTGTAGAAAATCTAAACCCCTCTCAAAATCTGTTGGAGGTTTTACAGTTTCTTTTCTTAATGTAGATCTCCACTTAATCCACATATCTTTTTCACCTGGATAACTATCCTCAACATCTGGCAATACTCGCCAATCACTAGCGGCGAGCATTTCATTTTTTTCAATCAATTTCTTTGCATATCTCTGATCAAAGAAAATAGATTCTTCATCTATCTTCTCAACTTCAAGATCATATTTAAGAATCTTTACTTCTAAAATTACAGAAACTAGATCTTTGATTTTATCTGATAATTCTTTAGCTTGCTCTAAAGAAGCTCCAGTGAATGTGTATGTTGACCAATAATTTATATTTTCTTTGAAATCATATTTAAGTTTTTTTCGCTGACAATAATATGTACCGTTATTATAATATGTGAAATAATCTAATTGATCCTTATCAGAGTGCCAAAATGGATCTATTGCTGTGGTAAGAAATTTTTGTTTCAGATCTTCATCTAGTCTAAGCTTTTTCGGATGACTAATAATAAAATCATTCAAAAAATCAGCTTCCAATATAGCAGTTTTTACTTGATCCATTTTAAACCTCTATTTGTTCTTGATATACCATCCTGTTAATATATATTTATCCTGCGTAAAGACAGTATTTCCTTTATGAACATGAGTATAACCAGCGGGCCATATCACTACAGTTCCTGCTGTTGGTTTTATTCTTCTTTTTTGATACATAAATTCTGTTTCACCTTCTCCATCTGGTAGAGTATTCAAATATATCATCCATGTTAATTCTCTCATAGCATGATCGACATTACCATTTTCATAATGCCACAAGTGATATCCTCCACCTGGAGGAGTTTTTTGCATTTTGATATCAGTTGATACTAAATTTACTTGCTTCAACTGTGAATAAACTTCCCTGTAATGCAACGCACATGATTTAAGAAACTGATTTATTTGGTAGCAGTATGATTGCTCAGAATAATTTAATAGCAAAGCATAATCTTTTCTATTCATAGATCCACCATAAGCATCAGAAGATCTCATAATATCGTCTTCTCTAATTCCCTGTAGAGTTTCATCTGAAGAAGAAATAAAGCATCCTTTGTTATTATATACATCATCAAAATATTGAATTAATTTTTCACAGAAGCTAGGAGGAACAAAATTTTCCCACACTCCAATAAAATCAGTAAATTCGCATTTTGTAATGCGAGGATCTTCCATCAATTCCAATGGTCTATAAGGTTGCACTGCCATAATTTTTAGTATGCTTTTATTATATATCTAGTTTTGTGAAATGGGTTTAGAATAGGAACTTGTCTTTGTGGAGCTAAAACAACATCTGGTAATGGCTTTTTGACATTAGAACTAAAGACAAAAGTTCCTTCCGATAGTTCCATCTGAACTTCTGCTTGAGAGAAAGACACCTGTGGGTTTGCAGAAGCATCTCCTAATCCACTACCTACTCCCCCACCAATAGTTCCAGGACCATCACTATTTCCACCAGAATAATCTGTATTTGGATCTTCTACTGGAGATAATGTTAAATAATGAGAATGTGGATTAGTAGATCCTGATGGAGGAGTATAGTTATCTATTCTAAAAACAGATGAAGCAGTATCAATAACGCCAGTAACCTCCCTACCACCAGCTTGATCAGCAACATAAGTAATTCTCCCGTCTGCTACAGGAGTATCAAGAACAGAAGCAGGAGAAGGCCAGAATGTCAAGAAATCGATAGTAATTGTATTACCACCAGATTTAGAACCATTAGGGAATCCATCTGGAAGTGGTAATTGCTGAGCAAATGCATCAATACTCGTGCCATCATAATCTCTCAATTCAGATGCAAAGTTAGACATACCACCAGATCCCAAGAAATCTTGCCAATAAGCTGGTCCATCTGTACTAGCTTGGTCAATATTATTATCAGGACCACCATATGAGTTTTCACCAACACCATCTGGAGTTCCCATTAATGCTCTCTTGCCCCATGGAATTAAAGGATCTCCACTTAAACTTTCAACAACAGCAGAAAAGAACAGGTGACTATGTGATGGAACACTTACTAAAACTGAAGAAAGTGGTCCAACTTGAGCAGTAATACTTCCAGTTATAGTGAAAGTAATTTCATCTACAATAGAAGATAATCCAGAAATTTTAACAGTTCCAAGTGAAAAGAATTGACTCACGGTTCCTGTAGTTCCAGATGCGGCTTCAACTTGTTCTAGGGGATTGGTAGATCCAGTATCAACTTTGTCAAAATACCAATATCCACCTTCAGCACCAACATCAAATATACCTTTGTTAATTGTAGATATTGGTAAGAATGCAGAAGAAGCATTTCTTCCATCAAACATATCCTGTTCCCGCTAACCTTCTGTTCCTATAGTCAGGAACATTAAATGTACCGCTGTATACTTTAGTGACTGGATCATATGATCCATTTCCTCCATATGTATTACCAATTACCGCCCACAACGAAGGGTATTGACTTGCATTATAACTAGAACCATCACAAGCAACAAAACCTGGATATCTAGATCCAATATCTCCAGACAAATCTCCATAATCATCAAATCCCTTTTTCAAAATAGGTAACACTGTTCCTATAGGATAACCATCAAATTTATCAGTCTTTCTACTATACCATTTACCCAGATCAGAAGCTCCTGGAGGAACAGCAGCATAAGTAGAAATAGTCCAAGTAAATGGGTTATTTGCAGTTCCATCTCCAACTGTAACTGTTGTCGATCTTTCCTGAAGTAGACCAGATGGTGCTTGTAAAATTAAATAAAATGTACTATTTACTCTAGGATCAAAAGTTCTAGGTCCAGCAACTGCTGTATCATAATCAATTGATATTAAAGCTCCATTTGTAGCACTAATTGTAATGGGTCTATTAATATCAGAAATGGTTATCACACTACTCGAAACAAAACTATCAGGAACTCTATTTGATAGATTGTTTGGTGGTGTAAAAGAAGCATCCGTATCTGGTCCAGTATTAGTTGTTACTTGCCATGTCGGTATAACTAAATTACCAACTTGAATTTGTGTTTCAACAACCCCACCAAATGTCGCGGAAGATTTAGCATATAATGTTATAACATCTCCATTTTTTACATACGCTGGTAAAACGCCTATAGATGAATTACCAACTTTTATTTTTACTTCAGAAGATGTAGTAGAAACTAATGTCACTGGAACTTCAACTCCAGATCCTAATCCAGTTATACCACCGAGAGGTCTTGCCTGTGAAGCAGTAAGGAAATCTTCTATTGCTCCTGTTACGTCTGGGAAAGCAAAAGTATTTGGTGTTGTTGATAATGAAGCTCCAGTAGTAACTTGCCATGTAGATCCTGCAGATTCATCTCCAATACTAAGACTGGTCTGATTTATGGTAAATTGTGTATTCGCGCTCTGTAATTTTAATTGAATGTATTGACCATTCACAACAGTTCCCGCTGATGATGTGAAGGTAGCTCCACTCAAAACATCAAATCCATTTGAGTTAGTTACGGTAGTATTGTTATTAGAGATAGCATATTGAGCACTATTATCAACTGAAATAATAGCAGGTCCAGTTAATCCTTGTATTCTTATAATGTTACTGTAAATTGCAGTGTTTAGAGGTTGTGCTGTTAGGTTATCAAATGTTGGGAAAGGATTAGGAATATTCAGTGGTATTCCTACTGTAGTAATAACCCAAGTTTCATATCCTAGACCAATGCCTAGAGTAACCTCAACTGGTTTATTATTTTGTGCAGAAGATTTCGCACGAATTTGAATTTTATAACCATTTTCAGCGTATGTCGATACAGTTGGTTGGAACCACGCACTAAATCCATTTCCATCATTTATATCCATTCGCATGGAATAAACATTAACATCTCCAGTTACATTAGCAGTAAGAGAAACTCCAGCTCTGGTAGTTGGTGTTAGACCAGAAACTGTAATAATTTGTTCTCCAGGTCTAGATCCATCACCATAAACATACATTGTATCCAAAGCAGCATCAACCACTTCTTGCAATGGAAAGGGATCTGGTTGGAAATCTTCAGGAACAGTTGTTATGTACCAGTAAACTACAAGATCACCAATCTGAATTGTTACAGTTTCAGTGTAATCCCAGAATGCTGGTGCCTGATATCTAAACTGAAGTGTATCTCCTTCAGCGACATACAAAGGTGTCGTAGAATATTGATATGGCATTCCAATAGTTTATAAGTTCCGTTCTATTATTTATCCGCCAATTTGCCTTATATTTATCCAACTATCTTGCTGATTTATATCAACTTGAATTGGATGATCTGCTTTTATTTCTACAGGTATATCTATATCAGAAATTTCTAAAAATGTCGAAGTAACTGTAACATCTGGAGTAACTACAGGCTCTTGACTTTTAAATAAATCTTCCGATTCAGGAACTATAATGTTTTGAGGAGTTTCATCAATATTAATAGTTATAGTAGCTTGCTGAGAAACACTGCCTCCACTACCACTTCCCTCAATTAAATATGTTACTGATCTAGGGCCTCTATTATTATATGGTATTTCTGTAGTTATAGAACCAGAAACTGATGTAGTTCCAACACCTTGTTCAGCAGAATTAGGTCTAGTTAAATTAACTGCAGTCCCAGTGACTGAAGTATCATATTGATAAGTTGGAGTTATTTTAAGAGATGAATTAGTATAAGAACTGCTATAAGTGATTGTTCCTTGTTCTCCATAATTCAATGTAGATGGAACTGTAATAGAAACAGTAGGTAACTGATAAACAGTTAATGTAATACTATCACTATCAGATCCACCATTTCCAGAAACAGTAGCACTATAAGTTCTAGATGTAGTTGGGTTTACAGTGCTATTACTATTTAAATTTAAATTAGTAATACCACCCGAATTCCAAGTTATACTACTTGCATCACCAGTTGTGCTCCATCTCAAAGTAGTAGATTCCCCAGCAATAATAGGATTTCTATCTAAAGACAACGTAAGAACAGGAGGAATATAAACTGTTACGGTTGTAGAAGCAGAAGAACATCCACTTTCTCCACATGTTTGTATTGTATAAGTTTTAGTTGATTGTGGGCTTACTGTAGCAGATCCAGTATATCCAGGACTACTAACATCTGTTACGGTTACACTGTATAATCCAACACCAGAAGAAGACCAAGAAAGACTTGTAGTTCCCCCCCTAATTAATGTGGTTGGATTAGCAGAAATAGAAACTGAAGGTCTAGGCGGTGGATCTGGAGCATCTACAGTAACAGCCATGCCCATAGGATTATTTGAAAATAAATCTGGATTCGCTGGTTGATTATACATTCCCAAAGACAGAGTATAGGTTCCTCTAGCACGATAAAGAGTAGTAGTATTTCCACTGGAACCAAAACCAGATATACTACAACCAACTCCATCCACAGAAAGTGTTCCTACGTTATCAACTGCAGCTGTTATTGTATAAGTTCCAGTATTTGGAAAGTATATATTATAACTAGCATAAAACCATCTCCCAGATTGCGCTGATCCACTTTGAGGTATCAAAGAAAATGAGTAGGTATTCATGAATGACGACCAAGCGCCATTGGTATATCCACTATACCCACCACCATTATCCCTAGTATTCCAAATTATTCCCATTTTTTATATTCTCCTCAAATTCTGCCAACTTTCTTGATCATTTATATCTACTTGTATTGGACGATCTGCTTTTATTTCTACAGGTATATCTATATCAGAAATTTCAAGAACAGTAGAAACTACTGTACTATCTGGAGTGATAACTGGATCTTGGTCTTTGAATACTTCTTCGGTTTCAGGAACTATAATGTTTTGAGGTGTTTCATCGATTAAGATAGTTATAGTAGCTTGCTGAGAAACACTCCCACCATTACCTGATGCAACAATTCCATATGTTACAGATCTAGGCCCCTTTGTTGTATATGGTATTGTGGTTTGGAATGTCCCACTCACTGAAGTTCCTGTAGCTCCAGATTCAGCAGAACTCGCAACAGGTAAAGATATCACTTCTCCAGTTACCAATCCATCAGAATACTGATATGCTGGTGTCACATTTATACTAACATTAGCATAAGAACTGGAATATGATATAGTTCCTTGTTGACCATAATTTAACTGATTTGGAGCAGTTAAGGAAACTGTTGGTGTTTGATAAACTATCAATGTAATACTATCAGTATCTTCACCGCCGTCACCAGAAACTTTTGCAGAATATGTTGTTGTAGTAGTCGGGCAAACTGTAGAACTACTAGTCAAATTCAAGTTATTAATGTTATTCGAAGTCCACTGAATTGTATTAGCATCTCCAGTTGTGGACCAACTGAGTGTAGAACATTGTCCAGATATTATAGAAGTTGGATTTAAACTCAATGTAACTATCGGCGGAATCAACACTCTAACTTGTACTGTTCTACCAGTGCTACCATTTCCAGGAGTTCCTACAGCAGTTAAGACGTAGGTAGTTGTTTGTGTTGGAAACACTGTGGTAGATCCTGTAAATCCAACTGACCCAACACCTTGATCAATACTAACAGACACAGCATCGCCAAATACTATCCAAGATAGTGTCGTGGATTCACCTCTGAGAATAGTTAATGGATTTGCAGTAAAATTAGCACTTGGAGGTATATCTTTATTGTGTGGAGGAACCCATCTTTCATCACTGTATGTAGTGTCTAAAACTATCTCAATTCCAGCTGCTGCACATCTTTGTAAGAAATAATCATATGATGCCCTTACTGTGTTAAGAGTCATACTTCCAGATGTATCAATAGCAACTGAAATAATAGAACCAGCGGGAAGAGATCCCAAATTACAAATTGCAAACCAATCAGATCTGTTGCCAGCAACGTTATTATCTCTATTAACTAATGCATAATGAGCATACGGATCTGCATCAAATTCAGCTGGAACATTCAAATTTGCTTTAGTCCAACTAGACCCAGCTGGCTGTAGTAACCAAAATTCTCTGTTTGGATAATTATTTCTGAAAGTTAACCAATCTTGCCTAGTAGTAGATGCAGCTGGAGAAGATTCATCAATTACCGATATACACTGAACTCTTGACATAATTGTTAAATTTGTCTTACATTATTCCATGTTTGTTGTTGATTTATATCAACTTGTATAGGTTTATCAGATTTTATTTCTACTGGTATGTCAATATCGTCTATTTGTATTTGAAGAGTAGTGAGTTGTTTTGGCGAAAATACTGGATCTTCGCTTTTGAAAACTTCATCAGTCTCTGGTATATTAACAGCATCTGGAGTTTCATCAATATTGATTGTTATAGTAGATTCCTTAATTACCTGACCACCGCTGCCATTTGCAGTTAAAGTATATTTAACACTTCTAGGCCCCTTTGTAGTATATGGTATCTGTGTTTGAAAAGTGCCAGATGAATTAGCATTAGGATTATTTAATTCTGTGCTTGATCCTGTGTTTAACGTTATGGGATTACCAGTCACAGATCCAGTAGGAGAATCATAATAATATATTGGAGTAGCAGTTACACTTACATTTGCATATTTTGTTGTATATGTAATTGATCCTTGATTTCCATAATCCAGTGATGTTGGGGCAGATATAGTAGCTTCTGGTGGTTGATAAACTGTTATGGTAATTGTTTTTGTATCGGATCCACCAAGACCAGAAGCAGTTGCGGTGTAAGTTGTAGTTTGTGTTGGACTTACATTAACGTTACCAGTCAGCGTAGTTGCCAAATTTCCTGGATTTAGTGAGAATGTATCTGCATCTCCTGTAGTTCCCCAAGAAATATTGGCGCTATTACCTCTTATTATAGCAGTAGTATTTGCAGATAAAGTAATAATGGGTATTTTTATAATATATAATTGTGCTTTACCACTCAATCCATTTTCAGCACTTCCCGTATTTGCAGATGCACCAGCACTACCTATAGTAACACTATGAGTTGTTCCAGGAGCATAAGTATTGCTGCTTATTAGCATACTTCTGGTCAATGTAGTTTCTAATGCCCCAGAACCACCGCCACCTCTACCAGAAGCATTTTCTTTAATACCATCAGCTGCTATAGAAAAACATCTAACATATCCATTATTACCGCTTCTACAAAACCAAACATCAAAACCATATTGAGTTTTATTTGCTATACCATCCAAATAAAATGACCCAGTAGTTGCTCCACCAGCGGCTTGCTGACATATATCATAAACACTAACTGTATAATTATTATTCACAAAAGGAGAATTAAAAGAAACACTATAATATTTTCCATAAGAAGGTGTACCACATGGTATTCCATCTGCAGCAGATGGATTTCGGTAAGTAACACTTATATCGGTACTAGTATCAGTTACTTGGTGAGTGTTGTTCGCATTGTCAAAAACATGAAAAACGTATGAAGAATAAACATACGCTCCAGGAGTTGCATTACCACCTCTGATTCCAGTTATCGATCCAACAGAACCTCCAGCGCCGCCTGCAGCTATACTTCCTCTAGTTCCACTAACGTATGTTAGGCTGGCTCCCAAATTACTCCAATTATAAGTTGATGTTGATGTTCCACCATTACCACCCTGATTTTTTCCTCCAACACCGCCACCTTGCCCACCGCCAGCAGAAAGACCTAGAAAAGTGGTAGCAGTTCCAGTTCCTCCAGCTGTAGCAAGAAAATTTTGAGATTCATCTCTAACATATTCTCCTGCACCGCTACCACCAAATAAACGAATTCTTATGCTAGCAACATCAGAAGGAATTGTATAATTTTGTGTAGCAGTTATATCTAATGTTTGTGGCATGACTTAAAATTTTATAATATATTCTACTAATATAAAAGGAGTAACTAACTGATCTAATTTTTTTTCGTTTGATAATTCTACATCTATATACGCACTCACTCCTTCCATACTAACATTTTTCTGCCCATGCGTATAAACAAAATTAGATGCATATGTTGTTGGTCTGGTTATAGAATGACTATGAACTGATGTAGTCCCACCTAGACTTGATTCATCTAATTGATTACCAGAACCACTATTCCCACTCAAAGTAGCTTTATCTTTTCCTCCTTCACCACCAACCTGATGGGTTCCAGTGTAATTTAAATATCGTTGTGAAGAATTATGAGCATGACCTTGAAAGTTTTCAATTTCCAAAGCAGTTTGTGAAGTTGTTCTGTCTATTATATATTTGGGAGATCCTAGCATATTTAATGTTCCGCTAGCAGACACAAGAACATTTCCTATGAATGAAGAATTAATTCTATCCCCAACGTTACTAATGACTTCAATTTGAGGTCCAACTCTATTCAAAGTAGTAGTAGTTGTCGTTTCCGTTTCTACAATATCATTAACATAAGATCCAGTAGATCTGCCACCTAAAATAACCTTAGACCCTAAATCAGGTAGTTGTATTTGACCCAATTCTCCTGTAGCAGGATCGGCACTTCTTAAAACAGTATTTTCTTTTTTAAATCTACACGCATCACCAATACCAATAACTTCAGCTAAAGCGTAATAATCTTTTACATTTTTAATACTACCATCACAACGAAGATAACCAGCTGGCAAATTAGTTTTAAATACTATAGAATTTGGATCATTAATAACCCCAAGACCAGGAGTAGAATGAACTAGTATTGATCCTACATATCCACCATATTTTGATCTTTCTCTAGAGTAATTTGCCATTTTAGTATGCCCTAATTATGTAAATACAAGTTAATGCTGGTTGAGATGTATTCATATCTATCTGCAAAGCTCCAATATTACTACTGTTGTCTAATACTGTAGTTGAAGGAATATTTACAGATGCATTTATAGAACTCTGCGGTTTTAAACTATTAGTATCAAAAACAACATCAAAAGAATCATGGTTATGTGCCTGTAAAGTATTTTCATTCCATGCAGAAGCAGTATTACTTACTAATGTTCCAAAATTTCCAACTGCAGGAATGTCTGGATAGTAATTTCTATATCCAACTGGAACTTGTAATGTATTTCCACCTATACCATATTGAACAATATCACCAGAATCCAATCTAGGATCCAACAATGAACTACTAATTGGAGTTTTCATAACATATTGTGGTTTTAAATTCACAGGGGGATTTTCAGAAGCAACTCTTGCTAAAGTTCTCCCAGCAGAACCACTGCCAAACCCACTTCTATTCTCAATATTACTCCAAGCTGCTTCTCGCAAAGAATAATTATAGTAATATCTAGCTCCTCTATCTCTCTGAAATGGAGGTTGCAAGTTAACGTCTTCCCCTTTTGCTGTCCAAGTTGTTCTAATATTTCCCCATGGAATAACTCCTTTGCCTGGAGTTGATGGACTGCCATTTGCTAGAGTTTCATAAGATCCACTATGACTATGAGATCTTATATGAGAAGTACCGAGTTTTCTACCACCAATATACATTGTTTTAGAACCCTCTCCAGGTATCATAACATTTCCAGATATTTTTCCAGCATATCCGATTCTATCATTCAAAGTAAAAACTACATCGGTGTAAACATCCGTAAAAACTACTGGAACTCCATTGTCACTATTATCACCTATAAAAGGAGATATAATACTTCTAGCATCTGGATCTGTATCTATAGATTTTCCAGTTCCACCAGTAGCAATAGAACCAAAATGAGTTTCTTCAAGATCCATCAAAATTTTATTATTTAAATTCGGCAATACAATACTTCCCGTATAATTTGGAAAAGATCCTCCCAAATTGGAAGCACCTGCATTGTAAGTGTCGCCAATAGACTGAACCAAAAGTGGATATCTCGTTGCTTCAATAGTTTCCCCGTTACAGATAACCCACCCCGCTGGTATCTCACTTAAAGATCCAGTCCATGGCATGATTGTTCCGATTACTGCTGCTTTTGCAGTTTTAGATGCTTGGTAAAACATGTTTTATACTTCCATTAAATACCATCCAACTAACGAAGAAGGAACAGCGGAATTACCTTCTGGAGTAGTTGATCCAGCATAAACTAGAGCAAAAGATGCATTAGGAGTTTGAACAACTAACTCTCCACCATTATATCCAGCAAAGTTACTAATAGGAACACCACTCAACATAGTTCTTGCGGTATTTGTATCAGATCCCTGTACCTTTACGTTATCAGGAGCTCTAACAACTAATGTTAAATTATATGTTAGATTACCACTAATATCTATAATTCTAATTGTATCTCCAATTAGAGGATTTTGTGGCAATTTAAATAACGTGTTGCCAGTAGCGTTCACAAAGTAATTATGGTTAGCTAAGGCAGTAATAGTAGTATCAGAAGTATAGAGCCATTTAGTTCCACCAGTTCTAGTGAAATAATTAGATATTCCAGCAACTCTTAAAGATCCATCGTTAGAAACTTTAAATATCTCAGTTCCTGCAGAGTTGACTGTGAGATCTCCACCATTAATAGTGGCATCACCAGCAACTATTAAATCACCACCAAACGAACTTGGACCAGTTCCCAGAGCAGAGAATGAACCATAGGTTGTAAAGTCACCAGAAGAATTAACAAATGTCAGTCTAGGTGTGGTTCCATCAGTTCCATAGATATTAAGATTACCACCATTCATGGTGACATTGCCAGTTGCAGTATCAATCTGGAATGTAGTTCTTAGTGGAACTGTATTACTTCCTCCATTTGTGATCGTAAAGAATTGTTGATTTACAATCGTGGAACCATTAATTTTGAGTGTGTTTTCTGTAGTTAGAGTTCCTGCAATATTTGTGTTACCAGTATTTGAATCTACGGTAAATCTATTGAATCCTGCACCAACACCAAGATTACCAAAGATGTATGTATTTCCAGTAGTAGATTCTACTTTGAATACATCAGCTGCAGGATTTCCACCATCATTAACAATAAGTGATTGAATATCAGTAGAGACAACTGAAGAAATTTTAACGATTTCAGAACCAGAAAGTCTGAGATAATCGCTAGTAGTTAATATTCCACCAAATTCAGCGATACCAATGTTAACATTTACAGTAGAATTGCTGATTCCAGTTATAGGGGTATCTATTACACCATTTCCATCTAAATCAGCACCAGTGAGGTAGCTAGCGTTTGATTGCTTATTCAGTTTTGCAATAACACAACCATCTGGGTGATCTGTTCTAGCAGATGTACCTTCTTGTGCTCTAACTACTTCCAGTCTATATCCTAATGGATCGTTTGGATTGGATAGGTTTGAAAGACCAATAACACGAACTATTTCACTGTACGCTTGATTTCTCAATCCTGTTATTTGTCCACCTTGAGGATTGCCAACAACATCAGGAGAAGATGCATTTCCTCTGTCAAGGAGTAAAAGATCACCAATTCTGAAATCTAATGGAGAAGGAGTTGATATTGGTAGGAAATAATTAGACCCAGCAGCATTTACTCCGTTGACTTGGAACGTAAGAGTTCCACCGCCGCCACCACCTAATTGAGAATCTTGTATTGTCAAGATATCATTATCAGTATATCCAGATCCAGGACTATCAATATTGATTACGATAGTTTTATCATTATTTACAGTAATCGTGAATGTAGCTCCATCACCAGTTCCTCCAGTTGGAGCAACGAAACTATAAACACCAGCAAGTCTATTTGCTCCATTATTATTTGTAATTGTATCAATACCAGCAATCTGACCACCAGCGATCAAGAACTGTGTGCTTCCCCACTGGGAAACACCTTGAGTATCAACTACTTTACCTGTAGTTAAATACTGATAGAAATCAATATTAGAATTTGCTAAACTTCCTACGTTGTGAGCAACTACAGATGTTCCGAATCTTCCTCTTTCGATTTGAACAATACCAGCATTTAATCCACCATTTAGTTTAATATTTCCATTTACATTTGCAGTAGCAAGAACATTCAAGGTATTTCTGATAGTAGAATTACCACCAGTTGATCCGATAGTTAATGCGGTTGCGTTTGTAGCAAAGTTAACTGTATTTGTCTGATCACCATCAAACAGGTTAGCTATTCTGGTTTGCGTGAAAATTCTAGACTGACTGGTTCCTGGAGCATATTTTGTTCCAATCTCTAATTCACCAGCAATTTTTGTTTGTCTAGTTTCAATTTTGGTGAATGAAGCAGTGTTACTCCAAGCACCACCAAGAGTAATTTCACAAACATTCGCAACACCATCTCGAACACTAGCAATATCTACAACTGCATTTGTAGAATTTCTATGAATTCTTAATGTAGTATCTGCAGCTTGATTACCAATCTGAATAACCTGACTGCTTGCACTGTTACCAAGATTAATATTTTGTGAAGTTGTAGTATTATTGGCAATACTTAATATTTGACCAGAACCAGCAATATTTAAAATATTCGCATTTGCATTAATGAAGTTAAAATTAGTAGATGTGGTATTAATATCACCACCATTTACAGATAAATCAGAAATAACTTCAAGGTTAGAAGTAATTCTGCCATCACCAATAACGACAAATGTTCTATCTAAATTATTGCTTGGATTAGATAGATCATTTATACTAGTATTAATCCCTAGTCTATTATTTAAAGTATCTACTCTTAAAGTTGCTGGTAGATTTGGAGATAGACTGTTGCCACCAACAAGGAATGCATTGATTTGCCCTGTTTCAGTTTTTGTCGTACTTCCTTCTGTTAGATAAGAATTAATCTTTTTGCCACTGATAAATCCAGTTCCAACAACATCTAAGTTAGCTCTTGGTTTTGTTTCTTCGGAAACAAAAGCACTCTCATATGCAGAATGGGCGCTTCTAGCAATAGTATTAATACCTACTTTATAATCACCAACAGTAGCAGTTTCTGTTCTAATCGCCTCAGCGCCGATCACGCCAACTTCTTTAAATGCAGCCTGAGATCTAGAGATAACAATAGTTGGTTGTGCTACTTGATCAACGGGATATCCCTTTCCGCTATTTTGGTTTATTGGATATGGAGATAATGTAACATTAGTTTCAATATCAACATATGTATTAGTTCCAGAGAAACCAGATCCAGAAACAGACCATACTCCATTGAGAGCAGACAGAGATCCAATTGCACCAGTAATTCTTATTTGAGAACTGTTAGTAATACCAAGATTATTATTTGTTTGATTATACCAATTAACACGATGAATAGTTCCAGACTCACTGCCTTGAATTCCAGCTACCTGAGGATCTGATGATCCAGTTGCATTTGTTGCTAAAGAGATATAATCATTTGCATAAATCCATGCAAGGGATCCAGTAAATAGTGTTTGAGAACCTTTCAGTAGAATATCACCAGATTTTAGAGGATCTCTTGTTCCAAAATACAGTAGGTCCAGACTGAGAGATTCCACCAGTTCTAGAACTAAAGGTATTTGCAACATCAGGAGTAACATTTGATATTGATGTTCTTATGGTATAATCTTGAGTTCCTCTTGGATTAAAATCAAAAATAGCAGCAGTAATTCTATTTTGATGAATTACAATATCACCTGTTGGTTGCCCAAGAATGTTACTTTCAAGTCTTATATCATATCCAACAGAAGTTCCTTCCCCAGTAGCAATCTTCAATGATGGATAATTTTCAATGGCACCGAAAGATGTAGCATTATTAATAACTACTGGTGAGTTGAAGAAGCTTTCTTTTCCACCACCGCCACCATTGACAGTAATAATTTCATTAAATGTTACTGGTGTGTCAAATGTAGTTACTAGTCCACCAATAGAATCTCCACCATCATCTTCAGATTCAACTAAAGCAGCTCTTTCTAAGAAGGTCTCTTCACCCGTGATAGCGTTGATCTTACGGTTACCGATATAGAGGTCTCCATTGGAGTTCAGACCCGTGTAGAAGACGATACCGCCATCTTCGCGCTTTGCCTGAGCATAGAAGTCTTGAGTGTCAGTGAGAATGATTTCTTGACGTGCTGGGAAACCAGTAGAGTAGTTACCAGGACCGAAACCTAGATACTCGAAAGTATGGTTTCCAGAACGAGCAATAGATGGTCTGCGTAGTTCAACGTATAGTTTTCCTTCTGTTGGATAAACAGAATTTCCAGAAACTGGAATTTTTCTACTTTCAGAACCAGCAGAAGCGGATCCAGATTGAGCTTGAATTGCAGTATCTCCTGTAAACACGTACTGACCTGATCCAGGATCATTAACAAAGTCGAGAACCATTTCCTTAGTTACAGATCCCTTAGAATCATTAACGGTAACTAGTCCATGAACATAGTTATCAGCAGCAGAAATAGTAGCAGGAGGATCTAGTAAAGTTGCAGTAGTTCCGTCAATTCCTTTGTACCATTCAGGATCATTCTTATAGAATTCTGGATATAATTTAGATACTGGTTGAGAGAACTTAAAGTTTCTGAAGTTTTCTCCAACACCAGCTCCTGTTGGGAATGGTCGAATATCACCACGCAGACAAGTTAAGTAGTAAATACCATCTTGCTGACCAGGAATTCTTCTGCGAATAGTATTAATGTCAAAGATATAGAAAGTATTTTCGAAATCAGGAACATCTTCCACCTCAGCAATAGTATAAGATACTCCATTATCATCAATCACTCTATCTCCAGGAGTTAATGTATAAACGTTTGCTCCCTCAACAACATACAAGAAGTTGTTAATATCAGATCTTCCACCATTTGGATTATCTTCAAGAATAGCATTTACTGATCCTTGTGTGAAAACTGTAGGATTTGTTGTAGACCACTCTAATGTGGAATTTCCATCAAAATCTTTCAGTATAGCATAATACTGATTTTCATATTCAAAATACGCATGAACATATGCAGATCCAGAACAATTCCCAGACCACGTAATTTTATTAGTATTGTTGTTTAAAGTTAAATCTCCAACAAATGCGCCATTTCCTCCCTGAGGAGCAGACAATTTAACCGTTGTGAATAATTTAGTTTTAAATGCTTCTGCATCTACTCCAACATCAAAAACTTTCATTTCCAAGTAATCTTTTCCACTAATCTTTCTCTTTCTAGCAGATTGTATTGTGAAAGATACTTGCGAATAAGTGTTTACTCTCTTAGGATTACCTTGTGGACCTGGATCATATGTAGAACTATAATTAGGATTTAAAGTAAGTTGCTCATTCAGGGTTAATCCCAATCTTTCTCCTGTTAGAGGAGCATTAAAAGTAGCGAGAGATGATCCAGCTCCAGTTGGTTTGAGAAGGATTTTTTGTGGTAACAATCTTCTCTTCTCATCTGTTCGCATTTTAATAACGAATCCACGAAGAGGATCTCTAGCTGTTTTAAGATTTTTAGGAATTACATATCTTAGACGATATACTCTATCTTCTTTAGTTCTAGTATCAGTTATTCTTTCGAAATATGTATCAGTAGTCCTAATTCTACCATTATAGTCTGATTGACCCAATCTAGAAATAATAGTATTAGTATTAGATAGAGATTCCAGATACCAGCATCCATCAGTTTCAGTTGCCCCAACTGTAGGATCATACTTAAGACAACTTCTCTTCTTACTTGCAAAAGTATAGAATACAGAAGTGCTTCCTGGTGCAAATGTTACTGGATTGATATTATCTCTAGCATTTGCAAATGTTTCGTGAATCGTAAATCTTGTACTGCTTACATATCTTACGAAATATTCACGAAGACCTGATATTACTGTTCCACCAAATGTAGATGATAGGACAGGTAAAGAAGATCCAATAATATCAGAACCAGTTCTGAAAAATACTTTTTGTGGGTCAACATTGTTGGATGGTTTATCAAAAATATGTGGGCGATCTGTCTCAAACTCTATGCTGCTATTTTTAGCAATTCTAGTTTGATACTGATGCAAATCATATTTGACATCTAAAACATATTGATAGACATCAATTTCAACATCAGAATCAATACTATCTGTTTCTGATGAATAAATGTAGATTCCAGCTGCAGCATTTTCTTCGCTAGTTGCAAGCATTAAGTTTTGCTGATTTGCGCCATCAAATCCAACGCTAGTAGAGTAATCAAAAGGATCAGTTCTTCTTCCAGGAGAAATGGTATAGTATACTGTATTCGTATCAAACCCCTTTGGTAGTCTTATTACTCTCTTATCTGGGTTTGTACCTCTTCTAGCTCTAGGAACAAGTCTAACTGGAGTTCCAGTTTCTAAATTATGTGGGTTAGTAGTTGGATTGTTGTTGTTATCGTATTCTGTTAAAGTAAATAGAGTTGCTCTTTGTGCCAAAGAACCAGTATTTATAGAAGAGGATACTCTAGTTACAGTACCAATACCACCATTAATAATAGTATTGACAATTGTGAAGTAGTTCACGATAGAACTAGCAACAGATGCACATTCACCTCCAGGTCCAACAGCACCTGGAGCAACAGAAGCAGGAAGACCTATAGCAGTATACTCATAATCTTGAATAATTGCAGGATCTACAACTGGAGTTAGAGTATTTGACCATACTCCATCCAAAAGTTCAACATATAATTTTACAGTAGAAGAAGTTGCAGTAGCACCTACAGTAATTCCATCATCAAATTTACTACCAACTCTACCAAGTTCAATCTGATTACTATTCAATCCATTTTGACCGTCACCGATTTTTTTGATATATGTATCAAAATTAGAACCCGAAGAAGTGCTAGGAATGGTATTAGTATACGTTACTACGCTATTTTGATTTGTAGGAATAGCAGAAACACTTCTTACTCTCATACCAATACATAATCCAACTGTGCTTGGAACTGTTACAACTGCAGAACCATTTACAGTAGCAGCATTGTTGATGTAAGTATTGTGATTTCTCATAGCAGAAATCGCAAGATTTCTTACATAATTGTAAGCATCTAGAGTTTCAGTTCTCTCCTGTTCGATATAATCTAGAGTAAATCCATCTTGTTTGTTATCATTTATATCAGTATTAAATGGAATAGCAGTATAGTAAGCTTCCGCAGCATTAATTGTATTTTCATTGCTTCCTAAGCGCAAGTCCGAAGTAACTGCTTCAACAATGTATCCAATATCACGCTTACACTTGCTATTTTCACTGATCTGTGACCATTTGCCAGGATTAGAAACAGGTAATGAATTAAGATTTCCAGATGTTAGACTGTCTGTTAAAATTTTAGTTAAAGTATCAATGGTATTTCTAACATTAGCACAATCCCACTGACCGTTGTTAGCAGGTGGAAGATTATTTAAAGTTCCAGAAGAAACAACGTCAGTAACAATAGCAAATAAATTGTCAATGGTTGTTTGAACATCTGAGCAAGATAAAGAATTTCCAGATTGATCTACGGAAATGTTTCCACCGCCACCACCAGCAACAGATGGACCAGCAGAAACCGAAAGATTCTTCCCATATAATTGATTAGTAACTGCTTTTTTAGCCATCAGTCTTGCGGCATTAAAAGCAATAACTGATTGAGATTCCTCGCCATACAATCCATTTGAGATTGGAGCTCCAGCTAGATTAAAATATTCTCTAACTGCAGTCACCGTAAACTCAGTTCCTCCCCAGAAAAGATCCTGAGCAATAGAATCAATAATATAACCAAGATCTCTCTTACACTTACTTTGACCACTGCCATCAGTGATACCAGAAGAAATTGTTGGAATATTGTTCAAGTTTCCAGCAACTAGAGTGCTAGTTACTACTGAGGTCAGTGTATCAATTGCACTTCTGACATCAGCGCAAGCAGCAGAATTATTATTTGCAATATTTCCACCAGGACCATTGTATAATGAAGGACCAGAAGTGATAGTTAAATCTGTGTAAACTGTCTTAATACCAGTTGATCCATCTGACCATGTTCCACCATAAGGATTAGCAGTAACCAACCCAGTTAAAGATCCCAAAGTATTGGTTACAGCTGCTTTCATAGCATCACGAGCTTTATTGAAAGCAGTGTTTGATTGTGTAATTTCTCCCAATAGACCATTATTAATTAATGCGTTATTAGAGAAATATTGCTGCAAGAACTTCAGAGTATATCCGTTTGCTGGACTAGTACCGTTGTTAAGAGCACCATCTAAAATATCTAGAGAAATAGCATCAACAAAATATCCAATATCTCTCTTACATTTGGAAAGAAGGTTTGCTGGTTGTGGAGATGGTGGATTGTCGTTTACCGTTTTATAGGCGGTTTCGATAATAATATTTCTATTTTTTTGTAATTAAACGGTATGCATCAAAATATCTCGATAATTCATTTGTGGTAGTATCTCCAGGAACAATCCAATCGTTGCCCCAAGCAAGTTCATCATAATCAATTGCAATTTGCCCAAAAGCTCTATCAATAATTTCTTGACGATTTAATGTGACTAAATTGCTAGCATCTTTGTATCTACCAGCAGAAGGGTCACTGCTATTTACAGAGTCAATCGTTACAGTTGAAACATAGAAAGATCCTGTCGCAGGAGTAGCAGAAGGAGCCGATAAAGCAGTGTATCTAAATGAAGTATTTGTTAATCCTGTGGATAGAACAATGAAACTTCCATTGTAAGCAGTTTGTCTAGCACCACCTACATAAATTTTATCACCAGCTTTCAAATTATGATCAGTAAAAGTAGTTACAGTTACAGTAGTTCCAGATGATGTGATAGTTGAAACTTCAAGTAGCGTTTTATTTGCTAAGAGGTTTGAAATTGCTTTTTTAGCCCAATCTCTTGCTCTATTAAAAGCAAAAACAGATTCTGTTTGTTCACCTAAAACACCATTTGTAATAAGTGCTCCATTAGAATCAAAATATGCTCTTGTTGCTTCTACCATATTGGCATTTCCACCATCATATAAATCCGAAGCAATAGCATCAATTACGTAACCAATGTCTCTCTTGCATTTCTCGTTTTCATTATTAGGAACAGTAAAGCTGGGGAAAGCAGATAGCATTTGATTGAATGCATAATCAATGATTTCCTGTCTGTTCGATTTGATCAAATTGCTAGCATCTCTGTATCTACCAGTTTCTGCTTCAATATTTGGATTAATATATGATCTGTTTTGTAGATATGGATATTTTTCTAAAATATATCCAAATGCCTCTGATTGGATGAAAGTTTTATTAGCGTCAATAATATTAGCTGCATCTTGAGCAAGGTTATAATCTTTCTGTGAAGCATTAGATGCAGGAATAATTCTTGGATATCTTTCAGTTAAGGCAGTTGATACTAGTGGAGAAGATGGTTCATATGTATTTGCAAGTATAGTAGCAGTTATAATTGCACCAATTGGCTGAGAAACTGCGATAGTTCCTAATTGACCTCTTTCAACAACAATATCATTTCCTTCTACAGAGACAACTCTCACTGTCTCATTGATACTTGTCTGATTATTTGTGATGCTTACAAAGATGTTTGGAGTAAATCCAGTTGCATCACTTAAACTCAAAACAGTTTCGGTGACATCAACAGTCTCATTCACAACTGTTGTAAATGGTGCTACAGAAACATATCTAGTTACAGTGGATGCATTATTATGATCAGATGGAATACTTCCTAGTTGTGCTCTAGAAACAACTAAATTTGTAGTATTTACTACATTTACCTTGAAATATTCATCATCTACACGTACAATATCATTTACTAAAAATCCAGCAGTTGAAGTTACATATAAAGTAGTAGCATCTTCAACTGATCTAGAACCAGATGGAGTTAAAGTTGTTAAAGCAGAAGTCCACTTTTTAAATCCTGTGGGAAATAATTCTGCTTCTTTCGCTGCGCTAGTATCTAACTTTACATATAATTTTTCATTTCTTTTTGCTCCCAGTCTATAACCATTAATTGATGCAGCTGGTCTATTTTCTGGATTTCTAGTGTCCTCAGATCCCAAATAAAGTTTGGAACTATTTGGTTTTTGAACAGTAGATTTAGTAAGAGCAACGTCTAATGTGTAGTATTGTTGCTTCTCTGTATTTAAAGTTGATAAAGTCTTTGGAGGAATAATATCGGTGATATATCCACCCTTGTCTTGGTTGAACGCAAATCCCTTATAACCCTTCGAGTGCATCGAAGTGTTACCGAAGTTTGAGTTCGAGTTGGTGATAGACATGTCACCACCAGACTCAAGCAAGAAGTGGTCAGCAAATCCCACCGCGAAGATCGAAACGTTCTGAAATGAATGAGTCATCCGAAGCACGAACGTGGAAGTTTCTCCAATCATCCTTCCAATATGCATCACCCTTGATGTGGTAAGGGGTAGTAGCAAACGCATCGGTTAGAGGAGCTTGGTTCCAGGTGTTGCTGAACTCGTCATAACGAATGAATGCACGGTCATCTTTCTGTAGCGAAACACCAGTATACTGAGCGATAACCATCGACTTGAAACCAGTCGCCTTGCGACCATCAGCCCAGATACCACAAATACCCCAAGTCGAACGAATCGAGCAGTTAAAGACGTATGGTGATGCAGATTCTACTGAGTCAACTTCTGCCTGAACAGTAGCGTTAGTGTCAAGAGTAGGTGAAGTAATAGCAGTGTATGTACTACCACTAGTTAAATTTAAACTCTGAGCTGTAGAAGGAATCTGGTAACTAAATTCTTTTGGATCAATTTGACTAATAGAAGATATTTTAAATACTCCATTTAGTGAAGTATTCAATCCATTATTAGTAATAGCAACATATTGACCAGGGAAGAATCCATGATTAATTTTGGTTCTAACAGTAATAGTTAAAATACCAACAGGATTTATGGAATCTGTTACTTTGATAGAATCTAATCTAATAGCATCAGAAAGTGGTCCAACAATTCTGTTCTCTTGAACTCTATAATCAAACTCTCTACCACGAATTACCAGCAAACTCCACTTGGCAGGATTAGATCCAGGTTCAATATTAGTTGAAACGTCACTAGCAATATATGCATTTGCATTGTAAATTACTCTATCACCCACATTATATGTTTGTGTATTACTCCAAGATTCAGTAACTGGAGTATTTGAACCTTCTACATAAACATCGTCAATTGAAGGTTGATAATCACTGAATACACGAGCAATTTTTCTATAAAGTAGACCTAAATCTTCTCTGTCAGCAAAAACAAAGTTTGTAATTTTGTGGTGAGAGAATTCTGGAACAGCTAGGTTAGTGCTGTCATTTGGTTGTGTATAAACTTTACCAATCCCAACGGGTGATCCAACATTATAGAGTGGTGAACTTGCCTCTAAATCACCATCTAGGATAGTAAACTGCCAGAAATAGCAACCACCAGTTACGTTGAATAGAGCAGTACGAGGAACATCCTGATCAGCAGGATCTGGAACATATAGAGCACGAACTTGAGTTCTACGAAGATCTGTACCTACAAGAGAAGTACCTCTAGGAATAGTCGCACCACCATCACGACCATTAAACTTATAAAGAATGTTGTCTGGATCAGATAAATCAAAACTTACATTACTATTTGCTTCCCACTCTTGAGTTGCCTGGTTAAATTGAAATACTGGTAATTCAGAAACATCTGCAATTCCAGGTCTGTTATCAATATAGTGATTACCAGGAGATAGCATGATCGTGAATTGATCAAAACGATCATTATCTACGTCTGGTAAATATGAGAAACGAGCTGCCTCTAAAAATGCTCTCTGAATACTTACGAAAGGTCTTAGAGGTGAATTTCCTCTATTGTCTAATGCGTCGCTAGCGTTGTAATCATCAGGAGAAACATAAAGATATTTACCAGTTTTACTGGAAATTAGATTATCTAATCTTGTTAATGGCATTACTCAGTTACCCTAACTATAGTGGATTTCTTCTGAGTTATTTATACAAAAAAACCTGAGGTGAACCTCAGGTTTATTCGACTTCCTTCACACGGAGAGCCTGTGGACGGACTTGAACCCCCGACCTGAGCTTTACAAAAGCCCTGCTCTATCCAACTGAGCTACACAGGCGTTTTAAATTGATCAGGATATTGTTTTCTAAACTCAAACATCCCGTATTGAGAACCCCAAAGTTGTTTTCCAGTTTCAGAAGAAAATCCCTTATCAACTACTCGATATAGATTCTCAGAAAGAATAAATTGAGTAGAAAGATAAGTATTCACCATAACTCCATGATCTTGCCATGGAATAATACAATCATTACCCTGACTACCACCAACAAATTCATCATTTTCTGGTGAGTATGAAACCATTATATCACATCCTGCGAGGGGTGTCAAGTCATCACGATAATTCTTGAGAATTAGATTTCGTTCATCTAAATGAACTACTTCAATAATTGCTTGTCTATATGGCACACGATCTACCATATATTGTTGCTTAATAGAGAATTTATGCTCATCAATTCTTTCATGAATAACTTCAATCATGGCAAACCGAGTAGGATTCTCGAATGCCTGACGTTGATTATTAAATTCTCCTTCAAACCAATTACAGAACTTGTCAATCATCTTTCGGAAGCAATTCGGGGTTTTCTATTTCAAGATTATACATTAGAGGATGCATTTCCTCTGCAATAAGATAGTTTGAGTATTTATAAAGATCTTCGTCATCATAATCACGATGAGAAAGAGCTTCTGTTTGAACTGATGGGTGATCCTGTATTATTTGAGGTAAATCATCAAATGTATACGGGATATTTTGAATGAAATACATTCTCACTACTTGCCCCATATAGAAGCAATATGATTGAGAAAGTGTGTATTTCATAACATTCCCACTACAATGTATTTAGCGGGAAATAGGAGCAGGGAGACTTGAACTCCCACGAGCTTAAGCTCAACAGATTTTAAGTCTGGTGTGTCTACCGATTCCACCATGCTCCCTTATGCTGGTTGTGGGGATCGAACCCACCTCACATCGATTATGAGTCGATTGCATTCGCCAGATTGCTAAACCAGCATCATCGAAAAATGAATCTGTCTGTCTTTAGTAGTTTAGCACATTTTTGCTTTAAGTCAACCAACTCGTTGATTGTAGCACATTTGAAGGTAAGAGTGGTTCCCTCTTCTCCTCTGATGATTACCTTCTTATTATACAGGTCTATCGTGATTTTGTCAAGAGCCTGTTCAGAGTGATTTTGGAGATTCATAAGACCCAGACCTCAAAGCGCCACATTGCTAGTATAGCGGTATTTAGGGGGTCTGTCAAAGCTCGACTTTTTTGACCAAAAATTTGCCGAGATTTTTTTT